ATGTACTGAACGCAATTTTCGATTCCATCAGAGATCATGTCCTCCTTAAACATGTAGTTAACAAAATTTGGTTTAAACGATAAGTGATTTGCAATCTTTAAAAAACAATCTCCAATATATCGGGGAATGACAGGTTTGGTTTCCCAGGTGGTTGATCGATCTGCTTTAAGAGGTTCTCTACCATACATCTTAATAAAAGTAAGTTCAACCTCTTCCCGATACTTAATTAAAGCACCAAGAAATTCTTTATTATTAACATAATGCTCCGACCTTTTACGCCTTACCATAGTTCTACCAGGAGATATTGCCATAAGTCATTATCACTACTATGTAGATAGTATAACATTTCTTAGTGGACTTGACAAGTTTAAATTATACCATTACAATACCTTTGTGGGGTTTCTGGGACAGGGGCTAGCTATTAGTATTATCTTTTTTAAAGAGTTTTTCTAGAGAGTCTCTAGTTTCATCTACAGTTCCAAGATATCCCATTCTTCTATTAATTTTTAAATTATTCTTTCTATCACTTTCAGTATCTTTTAAATATCTTTTATACATCATAATCATTTCCATATCACCCGATTCAGAAAGAGTAAGAATATTATCCATATTAATAATAAACATATCTTCCCTACTAGTTTTTAACCAAGGTTCTACTTTATATCCTACAATTCCACTTTTTCCTTTAATTTCTCCTATGATAATAGGATGATGAATAATTAGCATTGTCCTATCTTCTTCTTCTGAAGCAGCCACCTTAGCAAATATTTCTTCGCCAGATTTAAATTTTATTGTTGCATAGAAATCATCTTCGATTGACATGG